CGGAAATGGGTCAACCCAACGGATATCCACGAATTGTTTAAAAAACGGCCGGAGGAGTTTGAACCGGAGGCGTGAGTGGTTCAGTACCACGAGAGCAAGATCGTTCCTTTGATCGGAATCCCGGACGGGGCAATGCGCGACTACGTCACGCCCACCGCCTATGTCTCCGGGACCATCAAAGTCATCTGGAACGGAGTGGTATACGAGCCGACAGACGATAGAAGAGGCTGGACAGAGGTATCGGATAACGTGATAAGGTTCGGAACAGCGCCCAAAGTCGGGGATGAGTTGTCATGCTTTTACCAGGAGCTTTCCACGGTGCCTGGGATTGGGAACGTGATGGGGTCTCCGTTTCACCCATCCGATGCATATCCGTGAGGAGCTGAAAGATGCCAGCGCTTGCCAGAGAACAAGAGAACAGCCCTTCGATCCTGAACTGGTTCATCACGGTGAATGGGATTCTCACCGATGCTTTCGAGGTCGGATTTCAGATTTGGGACATCTCTGGCGGGCTTCCTGGAACGCAGATTTTCCCGACCACTCCCGACGCCTGGGAGACGGTGACCGGGACCGCTGGCAATTTCAGCGTTGGTTCCTACTACGCCTACGACCTCGCCGAGGCTGCTGGCTGGATGCCCGGGATCAGCGAACCCATCGGCACTCACCGGATCAAGTGGCGCTGGAAGATCACCGCGGCTGCTCCCTACCAGAGCGATGCCGAGGACTTCGAGGTGCTGGTTCAGTCGGCCGGCGGGACCGCTGACACCTACATCCAAGTCGCCGATATCCGCGCGGAGGGCCTCTCTGCCACCGATTACTCGGACGAGAAGGTGCTGAGCTACATCGAGACCTGGCAGGCTTTCCTGGAGCGGGCCTGTCGGCAGTGGTTCGTGCCGAAGAACCTGATCCTGGAGGTCGACGGGAACGATTCGGACACCCTGTTCTTCGGGGTTCCGATCATCAGTGTCGACTACCTGATGATCAACAGCATGACCGATGAGCTGAGCACCCTGCTCTACAAGGTCTACTCCGGCAGGAACCCCATGCAGGACGACCGGCGCAATCCCAAGATTTGCCTGACCCGCTCCGAGGAATGGGTGGACATCTACATCGCCCCGCTCGTTTACGGGGAGCCCAAGTTCAGGAAGGGAAGAAGAAACCAGATCGTGAAAGGCATCTTCGGGTTCACCGAGGAAGACGGCAGCACGCCCAAGCTCATCAAGCGGGCGCTGACCAAGCTGGTGATCGAGAAGCTGACCCTCCCGTTGTACTCCAGCGGATCTTCGGTTCCTCCCCCCCCCATCATCTCCTCGGTCATCGAAGAAGAGACCGACGGGCATCGCATCAAGTACGACTCGGTGGTTCCGTTCAAGGACCGCAAGCTGGGCCTGAGCGGGATGACCTCGGACCCAGAGGTGCTGGACATCATCAAGCTCTACAAGGCTCCTATCGGGGTGGCTACGCCAGCGCACTGGAGCTTCCAATGACCAGACCCCGGCTCATCCATCCGGTCGTAGTGGTCGTCGAGCCATCGGTTGTGGCCGAGACGTACTACGACGAGGATGCCAGGGAGCCGGTGCAGAAGCTGACCCGCTCGGCGACGGTGGAACTTCCCGGACAGGTGAGTTGGAGCGACAGCGAGAGTCTGGAGGACACGGCGGGTGGAGCGGTGATCTCCGCCGATGGCTACGTGCTCTTTCTCAAGGAGGATTTGGATGGCCTCAGCCTGGAGCTGAAGATCAACGACCGGATCAAGAAGCTCGGCTGGAACGAGGTGGACCTGTATTTGGTCAGGCTGCAGTGGATTGGCCACTACACCGACATGGGCGGAGCGACCATGTTGCGTGCCTGGTTCCGGGATCGCTCCATGGTGAGGGAGGTCTAGAATGGCCGGCTCCAGGATCAAGCTCACCACCGGGTGGAAAAAGCTCTCCAAGATGATTGACCCCAAGAAGTTCATCGCCGCGGGACCCACCATCATGCGGAAGGCGAACGGGGTCGCCGGGCTCTATGCGGTGCGAGCCATTAGGCAGGAAATCAAGAACGGCGCCTACGCCCCGAACGCACCGCTGACCATCGCCATCAAGGGTTCCAGCAAGCCCCTGGTCGATACCGGGAACCTCTTCAAGGCGATCACCCACAAGATGGTCGACGACTACACCGTCTGGGTCGGGGTGCTCTTCACCAGCGGGTCCTATAACTTATCGGTTGCCTTGCACGAGGGGGCGACCATCAAGGTGACCGAGAAGATGCGAAACCTCTTCGAGCTGCTCTTCCGAGCGTCGAAGGGGAAGCTCAGCCCATCGAAACTGACCGGAAGAGCGGCGGAGATCTGGGAGCGGGCAAGGACCAAGGAGTTCTTCCCGCTCAGGAAATCGACTTCCCAGATCGTGATTCCCCCTCGCCCGTTCATGCGTCGGGCCATCGAAAGCTCTGACCTCCAGCTTCGGGTCCAAGGGATCTGGTTCGAAGCCATCGCCAAGGCCATGGGGGTCAAATGAGGACGCGGAAGATCATCAAGCACTTCGACTTCTCGGAGGCCAACCGCTCCCGGCTGACCCTCCACGCCAAGGTTCGCTTGGACCCCACCCGAGATCGCGTGCTCCTCAAGGAAACCCTGCAAGGTTTTTCGACAGACAACGACCTGTACGTGAAGAGCTGGATCGCCCACCCGGAGAGCGCCAGGCAGTGGGCCGGGTTCCAAGCCGATGTGGTGCTCCCCCAGGTCGATGGCGTCCAAGCGACGTCCATCAAGTTCCGGCTCGGCGACGGGACGAACGAGCGCTACTGGAACGGGACTTCCTGGGTGACGTCCACCACCCTGTGGAACACCGAGGCTGAGGTTGCGAACAACATCGCCTCCTTCCCAGCCACCTCCAAGAAGCTCCAGGTCATCGCCAATCTCAAGACAACCGACGCCTCGGTCTCCCCGGAGTTGATCCGGGTTCGGGTGCTCTACCTCTCGGACATCGAGTTCCAGGAGGACTACGTCTATCGGCTCATGGTGCGAGCGCTCCGGGACAACGTGCGCCCGATCGCCGACTATCCGATCAAGCTTGCGGCGACCGGGACCACCGTCGACCTGGACAGCTACCCGCTGGAGACCCCGTACAACCTGGAGAGCATCGACGCGGTTTTCAACCATAGCGATGACCCTGGCCATCTGGTCGATCTGTTTTCTTCTTATAATCCAACCACCAAGGTGATCACCCTGTCGGCGAGCGTCGAGGCGAACAAGACCCTCTGGGTTCAGTTCGTCTTCGCCCCGGAGGTCGCGGTCACCACCTCCAGCGAGTACCACGAGGTGGCCAAGACCCCGGCTATTATCCTGGAGGACGTCAACCTGGTCAGGGCTTCGGAGGTCGGGTGGGACGACTCGGTGATCAACAAGGACTCCGGGCACGGGTGGAAAATCCCGAGCCCGCTGCGAGGGGATCTGGAGATCAGCCTACTGCTTCTGGCCGATAAGGGTCTGGACCTGCACAAGATGGCCGACGAGGTGAAGCGGTTCTGCTTGAACAACCCACTGGTCCGCTCTCCTGGGTTGGACGAGATGTACCGCCTCTGGCTCGTGAAAGAGTTCGATATGGCCAACCTACTCAAGCTCGGAGACGTCCACACCGCCAGAATGAACCTGCGTTTGGTCAATGTCATGTTTGCCTTGCGGGACGCTGTCGAAATTCATGCAGTCAAACGCTTCAACTTAACCGGCGAAATGAGCGCCACCATCGAGAGCTAACAGGAGGTCTTCATGGTCCAGAGGAGATACGGTCCGATCCAAGGAGCAGGCGTAGGTGTCCAAGAACTGGAAGGCGACAAGCCAATCGAGCCCGGTGCGCTGGGCTGGGTCGGCTACGCCGGCGTGCTGGAGAAAGGCGAGGTCGGGAAACTGATCCTCTGCCCCACGAAGAAGGACTTCGTGAAGAAGTGCGGCGGGTACCTCGCGGACTCGCTGCTTCCCGATGCCTGCTTCGATTTCTACGGCATCGCTCAGGGCGCTGGCGGGATCGCCCTGGTCCGAGTCACCGACGGCAGCGAGGCGCAGGCTCAGGCCTCGCTCTACTGCCGAAAGACGACCAGGACGCTCATGGGCGTGCTCAAAGCGAAGAACGGCGGGCGCTGGGGCGGCAAGGACGCGAAGTACACCAACGACGCCGCAGATGCAGGAGACCTCCTGGAGACCACCCTGGACACCGGGATCACCTCCTGGACAGAGGACCAGTGGAAGGGCGGCTGGCTGGAGCTTTCGGCCGTCTCCAACAAGCGCTACCTCATCCTCGGGAACACGGCGGCTGGCGTGATCACCGTCGCCAGCGATGCCAAGATGAAGACCGACTGGGGCTCGGGTCCGAGCTTGCGCTACTACCTGACCTTGGAGAACGAGGACAAGTGCCTCTCCTACGAGATCAGGGACGGCCTGGAAGATCCCGCCAACGAGTTCGGCCTGTACATCTACGCGGACGGCCAGCTCACCGTCTGGTGGGAGAATCTCTCCGTCGACCCGACCTCCTCGCGCTACTGGGAGAACGTGGTCAACAACGACTCCCGTAACGACGAAGTCATCGCCGATGACCAGTGGACCGGAGCGGTCGCCGCCGACGTGCGCCCCGCCAACCACTACGGCAAGATCCTCACGGTCACCGAGACGGTCCTTACCGCCGTCGTCCACGAGTTCAACCCGGCGCTGGTCGGGGATGCGAACGGGACCTGCGCTCTCGGCACCACCACGGACGCGATGGTGGACCAGGAGATCACCCTCACGTTCAGCTCCCCGACGGCGTTCACGGCGGTCTCCAGCAAGTTCGGATCGCTTGGACCGGCTGGCGCGGTCGGGAGTGCCTTCTCCCCGAACAACAAGTGGAGCCCTCCGTTCACCCTGACGGCGGGCGTGTCCGCTTGGGCGGCGAGCGATCAGGCCAAGCTCACCTACAAGCCGTTCGTGGCCGACGCCCTGATCGGCGGGTCGCTCTACCCCGACAAGGTCAACGCTTCCCGGGAGAAGTATCGGATCATCGACAACTCCCACAAGACCATCACGGTCGCGGCGGGCAGCGATATGACCGGCTCCGGCGCTCCCGATGACCAGTTCATGGTCTCGGCTCCGCTGGAGATGGCCGGCGGGGAAGATGGGATCGCCGGACTGACCGACGCGGACTACGAGAACCAGGCCTGGGACACCAATTCCAGCCCGTTCAACCAGCTCCGCGGAAAGAACCTGGGCCTGGTGAAGATGGCCACCCCGGGGGTGACCTCCACCTCGGTGCAGAAAGCTGGCCTGGCCTATGCCGAGGCCAAGAACCACCAGTACCGTTACGAGGTTCCCAGCGCGACCCTCGACGAGGTGGCGGTGGACGCCTACGTGAACGACACCTTGGGCAGGAGCGAGTTCGCTGCGGTCTCCTTCCCGAGCTACGGCTGGGTGGCCGACCCGGAGGCGACCGAGCCTGGGAAGCTCAAGCTGGTCACCCTCACCGGGCAGATCCACGGTCGCGAGGCGC